ATACGTCAATCGCTTGAAAGAGTTGCATACTTCCATCGGGTACTTCAGTAGGATCGAATCGATCTCGAACTCTGATAGAATGTCCTTCTCGATCAGTTCTTTGGTGGATGCAGCCTTGTAGACAGGACCGAACAGACCTTCGATCACCAGACGATGTGCTTTGGTTCCGTCTAGGGTTCCTGTGCAACCGATGCGTACTGGGCAGTTGTCTAATTTGGTTAGAATGCCGATGAGCGACTTGGCTTTGTATAAGTGGCATTCGTCACCGAACACGACCTCGTACTGATCGAAGAACTCTTTGGGCATTTTGTAGAGACTTTGCCAAGTCGAGATAGTCACTTGCTGGTCTGCTTCTCGTTCCTTCCCAGAGTAGATCTTGTGGCAGTTGTCTGAGACATCCCATTCTATGTCTGATGCATAGTCAGCAAAGTCGCTGTACATTTGTTCTACCAGACTGGTAGTAGGGACAAGGATGAGGATCTTCTTGTCTGTGGTACTCTGATAGTAACGCAACAGTGCATAGATGATGAGGGATTTGCCGGATCCAGTAGGGGACAGGAGAAGTGTACGCGGGTTGTTGAGACATTGGTGGACTGCATCTATCTGGTGCGCGTGTGGCGTGATCTCGCGTCCCCCCGCGTACGCGCGTAGGAACTCTGTCATATACTTCTCTACGTCATCATGTGACATCGTATGCGAGGGTCGTAGACTTTCCTCGACATGACACTTGTACTTACGGTCCTCGCAGAACTTGATGACATAGGACAGAAGACCTCGATAGAGATCTCCCTTGTACATATTGAACAGACGGATCTTTCCATCCCACTTGCGGTACTTGAATGCAGGTGTGTACTCAGCACCGGGGACGATGAACGTGAAGAAGTCGGTAAGTTCTTTCCCGATGTCTTGGTCACAATCGATGTGGATGTACACCGAGTCTTTGACGGTGATCTCTACCATAATACTATGACCCGTGTAGGAACTTCCGCCACTCTATGGCATTGCGGATGTTCCAGTTTCGATTGTTGATCGACTTCATATAGTCCTCAATCAGTTGCAACTTGGCACTAGAGTAGGACATTCGTGCAGTAGAGATGGTTATCTCAGAGTCAGAATCTAGATAGATGTTCACATCACCACGAAGGATCTTCTTTTGGAATGGCTCCCATCCCAATTTGTCCAGTTCTTCCTTGTCCAATTTCCCTGTGTAGTATTCCCACTTGTGACGGTAGAGAGTCTTGTGATCTGCTTCCAACTTCTTGTAACGGAGCCGTTCTTCGTGCAGAAGGTTCAGGTACTTGTTGTGAAGTTGTGGAATCTTGGTTGACTCCTGATCTAGAATGGTGTCATCCACCTTCGAGTCAGAAGACATCATTGCTTTCAGTTCGTCCATATTCATATCATAATTCTACCCCGGCTAGGGGGTTCTGTCAAGCATCAAAGAGGACGAATTTCGTAGTAGTCATAGGCGAACGTAACGTCCACTACAAATGCGTCCATACTAGACACACTAGAATCGAAGTCGATACCTCCGAGGCTTACGGGGAAGATGTTGTTGAACTCGACCTCAAACTTAGGCCTCATTGCACTGTTTAGAACAGACAATGTGGCGTTCGAGTACTTTTTCTTCTCATCTGCTTCGGGGAATCTAGGGTCGTATGATGTGCCAAGAGTGAGCATCCATTCATAAATTTCTTGCCAGTTCTGTAGATTTTCATCAACAAGGAAAGATACTGTCAGATCTCCGTAGGATATCTTTCCACCGGACACCTTACCTTCATTCACAAGAGTGGTTCCTTGGATCACGGCTGGAAGTTCTAATGAGGGCAACGAAGCCTTCGTGCAGTTGTACGTCAACGCTGGTGTGCGAGTAAGGATGAACCTATAGTTGGTGGGGTATAGGTAGTTGACAGTATCAGATTGTGTATTGATTGCACCCGGAGTGGTGACTGTTTCTGGTGATGTGAATAGGTCTTTGGGGTCAATTGTTGTAGACATATATGTTCCTTCCTCCAAAAGCAAAGGGGGATGGTTTTCACCATCCCCCCTTGTCAACTGTATTTAGTTGTTTCTAACGACTACTGCTATCAGGCAGTTCCACCAGCATTGATACCATGAAGGTTATCTACGCGGAAGATTCGATAGAACTGGTTGCTTCTGTTCGCAGCCTTCGCTGAAGGATCAGAAGTCGCAACGAATGGGTTGTTTACCATTCCGTAACGAGTCTTGAAGCCGATCTTAGGCTGGAAGGAGTTCTCACCAACCGCACGCACCATTTGCAATGGGACGTATGGGCAGTAGAACATACCAGCATCGTACGCGGATGAACCACGATAACCGACTGTACAGTAGTTGACGGTAGCGTATGGGTCTACATAGACCTTCATCTTACCACCCATCAACGTACCAGCAAAGGTGTTACCAGTGTCATCGACTACGAGGTTACCAGCATCACCACCGGAGAGTTGCAACCAACCACTCATTGCGAGTGCTGAAGCAACGTCTGAGGAGCATACTAGGATGTTACCCTTACCTCGACGAGTCTGCTTGGCGAGTTCGTTGGCTTCTCGCTCCAATTGGAACAAGAGTCCTCGGAATCGTTCTGCACTCCATCGACCATCAGAGTCTGAGGTGCAATCATAGATTCCACCAACACCCGCAGCAGTGCCATACGATACGCCAGCGGCGCCGCCTGCGTACTTGAGGTCAGACTGTTGGGCGCCTAACTTGGCATTCCTGTTGATGGTACGAATGACTTCTCGATTGATCTCGGCAAGAATCTCGTTGGAGAGAATGTTAGCGAGTTCAGTCTCAGCATCAAGACCATGAACAGCCTTGAGATCCTGAGCGAGTTCGCTGGTGTACTCTGCCTTGAGAGCGCGAGTCTTTGCAACCACCGATGTACGTTCAATGCTGAATGCCATCTCTGCAAATGGATTGGTCGATGCATCACCCAGTGCTTCAGCAGCACCCGAAGTCATACCCGGAGTGCCGGGGAAACTTGCAAGTGTACCACCAGAAACCTGATCTTCGATATCCGCGAATGGATCTGAACCCTGCGAAGATACATCGCTGCCGGTCGTACCAGAGAATTGAGTTAGAGCCTCGTTGTAGAGTGCTTCTGTTCCGCCTTGAGTCTGATACTTGGCCTTGAGAGCAAAGATAAGACCAGTAGGACCAGTCATTGGCTGTACGCCCATGATGTCGAATGCCATAAGATTTGGCATTGCTCGACGGACGAGTGAGATCAGAACGGGGTTGAATGTGCGAATGTTTCCGGTACCGTCTGACTGATCAGCATTTGCACCAGCCCCAATATAGTTGGCTGGAGCGACTTCGTTTAGTCCACCCCACTCATTACCGGCTTGTTCACGCATAGCAATCTCTTGGTTCTCAAGAAGAACTGCTGTTACGTTACGTTTGTATGCATCACCGATTGCTGGGAGTTCTGGGTGGTCAATAACTGGGGACCACTTGCTCTTCAACTGTTCGGCAAGCATTTGTGTGTTATCTTGCATTTATTATTTCCTTCCTAAATGGAATTTGAAAGAGGAATCGAACTAACTGTTCGTCTTCTGTTGTCGTGAGATATAACTTGCGAACGAACCAACAGTTGGATCGACGTAAGAGTTTTTTGGTTTGTTTGTGTCTTCGTCCTCGGCAATTGCAGCCCAATCAGCGTTGTCTTCGGCTGATTCTGCCTTCGGAGTGCTGAAGTATGCTTCCTTGAGGGTATCAAGTTTGCCTTGGTAATCATTGAAGTTGTCGGTACTGAGATCTTCTGAAAGACCATTGAGTCGTTCGACTTCGGTGTCTGCGAGGTTGCGAGTTGACTCAAGGAAGTACTCTCGGCACTTGAATGCGTTGAGTTCCTTATGGAGTTGCATATTCTTCTCGATCTCTTCGTTGATCTTCTCGTCGAGAGTATCAGACTTCTCTTGCAGACTTTCGACAAGATCATACTTGCCTTCTGGGACAGAGATGAAGTGATCCTCAAAGAGTTGCTTGAGTCCACCGATGAAACTCTCTGCGATGTCACCACGGACACCGGACTCGACGGCGAGTTGGTTTTCCTTGACCCACTCTTCGACGATATAGTCGAGGTAGGAGTCTACCTGCTCGGACATAGTTTCTCGTGCTTCAGCAAGAACCTTTTCGTTGCTTGCTGCATAAGCCTCTTTGATCAATTCAGAGACTTCTGCTGACTTTTCTCGCACGGCCGCGGTGAAGATAGTTTCGATCTTGGTCTGATCCTCTTCATTGAGGTCATCTCCAAGGACGGACTTGATTTCTTCACAATCGACTGTTTCGAGAACTGCATCGATGTCAACATCTTCGGGGGAAGTGTCTTCTTCAATGGCTTCCACATCAGCGTCCGAAGAAGCCTCAGTTACCTCTGAGGTTTCCTCTTCTGTGGCAACTGCCTCTTCTTCTAGATTATCTTCGCTGTCGATAATTACTTCTTCAGCGATGTTTGATGGGTCTACTGACATATGGATGCTCCTTTAGCCTCTATGATATGTATAATGATCAGAGCCTCGAAATGAAATCGTCGAAGGCTGCAATCTTCCTTTGGGTTAGTTCCTGTTTAGACAAACAAGGCTTTTCAATGAGTTCCTTGTATGATTCGACTTGTTGCTCGCGGAGAATGTCGCCATCCCAGACCCATTGCTTACCTTCCATAATACCTTCTACGAAGGCATCTGGGGCTGATGGGTCTGCAACGATATCTACAGACGCGAGATAGAAATCCTTTTGGACTTCGTTGATTGATCCGTTCTTCTTGAGAGATCCCATACCACGACTCGAAAC